TCGGCGGCGACGGCGGGAAGGAAATCACCCATCGTGCGCCCCCCTTGGTCGGCGGCGCGGCGTCCGGTGGCTGGGCTTGTGGCTGGGCACGACGGTGGTGACCACCTGGCCGCGCAGCTTGTAGGTGAAGCCACCGACGCGCACGCCGCAGGCGCCGGGGTGCACCATGGCGCGATCGACCTTGCGGCCGACCTCGCAGCGATGCGCCTCGACGTCGATCCGCAGGACCCGCTCCAGGTAGCGCAGCAGCGCATGATCGGAGACTTCGGCGACCGGCTTTTTCATCGGCCGCGCTCCTGCTCGTCCACCTCGATGCCGGCGCGCTTGCACCAGTCGAGAAGCGCCTGGATCATCGTGTCGATCTTTTCCCAGTCGCGCAGCATGTCGATGTCGGCCGGCACCGAGCCCCAGGCATCTCCGAAACGACGGCGGATGAAGGCGTTGAGCCCGGCACGGCCGGGCTGCTTGAGCTCGCCCGCGTCGCCCAGCAGCCGCCAGAGCACATGCACCAGGCGCAGGTCGGCGCGCGGCGCGCGCGGGTGGCGGACCCGCCCCGACGCCGGATCGAACCCCGACGCCTTGAGACGATCCACCACCAGCCGCAGATCGGCCTCGGTCATGTCCCGCATGCTGGCCTTGCCCGTCGCGGCCTGCTGGAGATCGCGGCGCGCGTCCGCGTCGAGGCCCAGCTCGCGGCACCCGACATGGATCAGCTTTTGAAGGTCGCGCGCGCCCATGTCATGCCCCTCCCGGGGTCAAGTCATTACGAAGCCTGTCGATAAGATCACGCGCTTTCGGCCCATCCCATTCGCCAAGGATGGCTTTGCAGAGGTTTTGCCGCTGCACCCCGTTTGCACGCGCCCAGCTACCGAGCGACTGGCCGCGCAACACGAGGACTGCACGCACGGCCCGCATCAATTCCGGCGAGGGGTCGTGCGACAGATCCACAATGTTGGCCTGCATGATCAGTCCTCCCTGTCCGTGTGCGCCCGCTCCAGCGCCACCTGCGCCAGCGCAGCGCGGGTCATTGCGCGCTGCAGCTCGTCCATGCCGATGGCGAAAACCCGCCCCGAGGCGAGGCGCAGCTCCAGCCGCGCGTCGTCCACCAGCTTCACCCGTCCGGCCACCCGGGGTCCGGGCGCGCGGCGCCCCCCCTGTCGCGGACCGGCAGCTCTATGATCGCGATCTGGTCGGTCATGGCTCACACCCTCGCCAGGTCGAGAACGACCGGTTCCCAGGCCGCCTCGGCGTGATCGCGCATGTAGCAGCGCACATAGGTTTTCGACCCGACCACCCGCATCGCGTCGCGGATCGCCGACATGGCGCGCTGCCAGCGCGCGTCGCCGATCTCCAGGCGCAGGAGCATGAAGATTTCCGAGCGGTTGATCTGACCTTCCTTGTCGGTGTTGAAGGCGCGGGTGACGATGGCGCGGATTTCCGGGCGGGCATCGGCCGCCCACTCGTTGAGGCACTCGTCGATCAGCGACTTGGCGATCTGCAACTCCGGCCCGAAGTCGATCCGGTCGGCCACGGCGATCTGCACCTTGAAGCAGCCGTCATAGGACATCAGCGTCTTGTTGCCCTTCGCGCCGCCCAGCGTGAGCTCGTATTCCTGGGCGAGCAGCGCCTCCAGGTCGCCGACATCCTCGAAGACATGCGCCTTGAAGCGCTGCATCTGCTCGCTGAGCGCCTTGGCGTAGGCGACGATCTTGCGCACCGTCTCGTCCTGCAGCTGATCCTGCGGCTTGACGACCTCGACCGGCACGAGCGCGCCCTTGGCGTCGCGCATGTAGGTCTTGCCATCCATCTCGATCCTGCCCGACTGGATCGGGGCTGGGGTGTGTTCCGTCATTGGTCATCTCCCGTTGAAGAGGGGGTTGAAGGGGCGGCGTCCGCCCCGTTGTGAAGGTCCTCGGCCGAGGGCAGCGCGCCGGACAGGACCAGCAGGCAGGCCATCGCGTCTATCTCTTCCATCGTGCAGAGCGTCGTGCCGCGCGACCCCAGCAGGTCGATCTTGTGGACCGCCTTCGCCGCCAGGCGCAGCATCTCGCCTTCGGTAAATCGCTCAGCCATCGGCGCCTCCATCGTCGAGAACCGCGTCGACCAGCTCGTCGCGCGTGATTGCCAACAGCAGCGCGCCGGCGAGCTCGGAGATCGACACGCCGCGCGCGGCGGCGTGCGGGGCGAGCGCCTCGCGCAGCCCGGCGGGCGGGTCGCAGATCACGAAGCGGGTCCGCCCGATGCGTCCCGGCCCGGTCGGAAAGTTCGGAATATCGGCCCCCTTGCGCCGCTCGTAGCTCAGCAGGCAGGACACGGTGTTCGCATCCAGCCCCATGCGGGCCGCGATCTCGCGCGGGGGGTTGCCCTGCCGCGCCAGCGCGATGATCTCGTCGCGCTCAGCCATCGGTGCCGCCATCGCCGCCTCCCTTGTTGATCGGGCAGCGGTTGCAGGCCCGGAACATGGTCACGTTGCGGGTGTTCGCATTCGACAGCTTGCGCGATTTCGCGCGCCAGTGCCGGCACTGGTCCAGCGGCATCACACCCATGGCCGGGCAATCGACGGTCTGCGCCTCGAACGCCCCGCGATAGAGGTCCTCGACCCGCGCCATGTCGCCCGGATACTTGCCCGCGATCACGTTCGAGATCAGCGCCGCGGACACGCCCATGCGCCTGGCCACGCGGTTCTGACTGGTCTCCGCGCAGGCGCGCGCCAGCCCCTCGACCCAGTCGGGAATGTCGCTGCCATAGGCCGCGCGGGCGCGCTCGATCGGTGTCACCTGGTTCATGCGACACCTCCGGCGATGTAGGCGTACTCGCCGCGATTGTCGTCCCAGACCGCGCGCACCCGCTTCTCGCGGGGCGGGCGTGGGCCGGTGTCGCGCACCAGCCGGTAGACGGCCAGCCGCCCCCTGGGGCGCGCCTTGCGCTCGACCCGCAGATAGCCGGCATTGGCCAGCATCCGGCAGTAGTCGCGCGCAGCCCCTTCGGAGACGGGCACGCTGCTGGTGTTGGCATGCATCGCGACGTCGCGATAGGTGAACGATCCCAGTCCGCGAATGGCGCGCCACATGTTGCCCTGCGGCGTGGCGGCACGCACCCGGCGCGCGCCCTTCGCGCAAGAGGTGTCGGCCTCGTCTGTCACCTCGAACACGATGCGCGCGCCCAGGGCATCGGGGCGCCGGCACAGGCTGCCACGCGCCTCCCACGCGCGCACCAGCGCGGTGGCCGCGTCGCGCGAGATGTCCGCCGCCTCGGCCAGGTCCTTGTAGGTGAAGGCGCCCATCGCCTGCGCGTGACACCAGGCGCGCTCGCGCACGGCGGCGTCTTTCGGGCTGCGGTCCTGCGTCATGCCGAGATCCTCCGTGCGTCGGGCGTGATGCCGGTGAAGAACTCGCGCCGCCCCCAGTCCTCGAGCGTCAGGCGGTCGAGGTTCCGGGTCGCGGCGATCTCGCGGGCAAGCTCGAGGTTCTCCACGATCCGCCGCGCCGAGCCGCCCGAGGCCCTGCGCATCCTGGCCAGCAGCGGCTCGTCGATCTCGACCTCGGGGCAGCGGATGCGGCGCAGCAGGTCGAAGTCGTCATCGTCCGCGGGCTCGGCGGCGACCCAGCTCAGGATGCGGCCATGCACGCGCTCCCACTTGCGCAGCTTCTGCGGCAGGAGCTCCTCGCCGATCAGGATGACGGGCACGAAGGAGCTCTCGTAGATGTCGCGCACGATCTCGATCATGCCCTTCTTGACCAGGAAGTCGGCCTCGTCGATCAGCAGCGGCACGCCGTCGCGGGCGAGCACCTCCGCGATCTGGTCGACCATGTCCCCGATCACCTTCGCGGGGTGCACGCCCAGCTCGGCGAGGATCGCCTGGCAGAGCTTCTTCTGGGTCCAGACCGACTTGACCTGGACGACGCATGCCTGCTCCTCGTTGGCCACGTAGACGCTGGCGGTCGTCTTCCCCAGCCCCGACGGGCCGTAGAAGCAGCCCATCCCGGGCAGTCCGTGGCCGCGGTTTTCCAGCCGGCGCATGAGCGTCAGAAACGCGGTCACGTTCCGCATCGGCGCCAATGTATTGTATAAGGCTCTTGTCTCTGCCATGTTCACCTCGCTTGTGTTAAGCACCGGCGCGGTCGGGCTGGCGGGCCCGCCGCGCCACCTCTCACCCCAGCATGTCGGGATGCTTCCTCAGCACATCGCGCTGCGCGATGTACTCGGCCGTCGACTGGTAGCTTTTCAGCCAGGCGGCCTGTTCGTCTCCGATCTCCTCGCCGCGCCCCAGGCGCGCCTCCAGCTCGATCGCGGCCCGAAAGCGCGACCGCTCGGTCTCGGCGCGCGGCCGGGTCTCCTCGGCCTGCCGCCGCTTCGCCTCGAAATCCGCCACCACGGCCTGGTGCGCGGCGTCCTCCTCGGGGCTGCGCTCGCGCGGCTTGAGGGCGTTCGCCGGCGCCGCCTTGCGCTCGAAGACCGGGCGGACAACCTGCGCCTCGACCGCCGGCGCCTCGCCGGTGGGCCGGGCGGCGTCCAGGTAGCCGCCGATCTCCGTGGCGCGCATCCGCTGCAGCGCATCGGCCGCGGCGCGCTCCTTCTTGACGAAGTGGCGCTTGGCGGCGGCATGGTTGCGCGCATCCTCCAGGCTGAAGAAGCCGCCCTTCTCGATGCACTCGGCATGGCCGATATAGGCGCTGTCGAGGCTGTAGAGGTGCAGCCCGGCATGCAGATCGGCAGGGTCGAACCGCGCGACAACGCGGCGCCCGGCGATCTGGTGCATCCAGGGCGCCCAGTACTTGTTCTCCATGAGCTTGATCTCGCCGTTGCGGCTGTTCGCGTGCAGACCCTCCGCCCCCATCAGCCAGAGCCGGCGCTGCTCCTCGGTCGCCTTGCGGATCGGCGCGGTCGCGTAGCTGTCCTCGAAGGTCTCCAGCAGGCTCCGCCCCT